AACCTTGGAAAGTTTAATAAGATTGCAAAGCTTGAGAACAACTGTAGTCCTTCGGTAAAAGCTGAATAGACTGCTAAAGTTTTAGCTATAGTTTTTTTATCAGACTTTCTAGGTTTAAAATCACCAACATAATCATGTTTATCGGACATCTCTTCGTACTCAGCAAACGCTTTGTACTCAATCTCTGGCATACCAACAGTATCTAATAGTAAACTATAAGCATCTTGATGTATTGATTCCATGTTTGCAAAAGAAGACATCATCATTCTAGCTTCTGGTTTTTTAAAAATAGGCATATATTTATCTATGTATCCTGCACCAACATCTACATCTGATTGAGTAAACAATCTAAATATTTGTGTTAGTAAATACTTTTCTTTGTCAGTAATATCCTGCCAATCTTTTACATCTGTGTGTAAAGGTACTGACTCTGGCATCCAATGCATTTGATTTTGTAGTTTGTAATAGTCATACATCCACGGATAATCAAAAGGTTTGTAGTGGTCTCTAGTTTTTAATAAGCTCATTTAAAATTTCTCCTTTAATATTCTTAGTTTCTCATCAGCATTAGCGTATTGTTCTATAAGTTTATCCATAGATTCTACTACATTAGGATGTTCTGCAACTCCTACTTTATGTTGAAAGTATATTTCAAGATTAGCTTGTGCTTCTGCTTTCTCTGCATTGTATTTAGTTTCTAATGCTCTAAATAATAGAGCTCCATTGTATTTAGTCATATTATCCCTCGCATGAAATACATTCCACATCTTCTAAATTAATTCGTGGAATTTTAGTGTTAACATTCTCTACATTTCTAGCTGCATTAGTTCTAAAGTAATACAACGATTTAAGTTTATGCATACCGTACCAATGTACATCACTAACATACTGCATGTATGTGTCATGTACTTGTTGTTCTTCGGTAGCACTTGGTAATGTAAAGAATAAATTTAATGATTGTGCTTGACAAATAAACTCTTGTCTTTTGTAAGCATGTTCAACTAACCAAATCTGATTTATCTCATTGGCAGTTTTAAATAATTCTTTTTCTGTTTCATCTAATACTTTTAATTTTTGCACTGACCCTTCGTTACTTGCAATCTCTTTCCAAATACTATCAAGTTCTTCTCCTTTGAGCCCTTTAGATTTCAAAAGCTTTTCTAAGTATTTATTTTTAACTTGATAAGAGCCTGATAAAGTTTTATGAGTATAGACATTAGCTCGGTAAGGTTCTATAGAAGGGGAAGTACCAGAGCATATAATGCTACTACTAGCGTTAGGAGCAATAGCAAGTGCATGAGCATTGCGAAGACCACTACCTGAAATATCAGGAGCTTCACCACGGTTTTCCGCAAGAGTTTCACTAGCCTTCTTCGCCTCTTTCTTAATTTTTTTAAACGCTTGGTAGTTAAAGCTTGTTGCTCCAAGTCCTTCAAAAGGAATCCCTTTACTTTGTAAGTAAGCATGAAAACCCATTGCTCCAAGACCAAGAGACCTTTCACGATAGGCTGAGTAAGCTGCTTTAACAAACCCTTCTTTGCCTTCTTTGATATACTTTTTGAATCTTTTAAAGTTTGCATTGTATTCTCCAAGTTGTTCTGTATCAATAGCATTGTCAATAAAATGTTGTAAGACATTATCTAACATAGTTATTAAGTCTGCTATAAACAGAGGTTCTTTAGACCAAGTATCGTAATGTTCTAAATTAACACTAGACAAACAACATACAGCTGTACGTTCTTCATCAGTTACTAAAGTTATTTCAGAACAAAGATTACTTTGTCTGATCTTTAACCCTAAATCTTTTTGTCCTTCTGGTAGTGCTTCATTACAAGTATCTATATTAATCATATAAGGTTCGCCTGTTTCAGCACGAGCATTTAGTATTTGCCACCACAAAGAACGAGCATTAATTGTTTTACAAGCTTCGTTAGTTTTAGGGTCTATCAATCTAAAGTCAGCATCTTCTTCTACTGCCTTTAAGAAATCGTTGGTAAGGTTTATACCATTGTGTAAATTTAAATTCTTTCTGTTTATATCTCCACCAGATTCTTTTCTCATGTTTATAAACTCTTCAATCTCTGGATGTGAAATATCCATGTAAGCTGCATAGCTTCCTCGTCTTGTTACACCTTGATTAAAGGCTAACATCTGTGAGTCTACAACATGGATGAATGGAATAGTACCAGTAGAACGACTGCCTGAAGAAGTAGAAATACCGTTACTCCTAATATCTCCCCAAAATCCACCAATGCCTCCACCTGAACTTGCCAACCATATGTTCTCATCATAGTGAGCAGATAAACCATCCCTGCTGTCAGGAACATAATTGAGGAAACAGCTAATAGGTAGCCCACGAGTAGTTCCCCCGTTACTAAGTATAGGAGTGCTAAACATGAACCAACAGTCGGAACTGTAATCATAAAGCCTCTGAGCAAGTTCGAAGTCAGTATGTTGTTTATAAGTTGCTGCGAATACTGCAGCCCTAGCAAAAGCTTCTTGAGCATGTGTTTCTTCCTCCCAGAAATATCTATCTTTTAATGTATCTAAACTAAACTTATCTAGTTTTTTTTCTTTATCGTAATCAATTTGTATGCCGAGATATGGTTTAGTTCCTACTTTATCTTCAACCATTATTATCTCCTTTTATTATTTCTAACAATTTGTTTTCGTACCACTCAGCTTTATGAAGGTCTTCTATTCCATTTTTATAACGAAACCTCCAACGATACTTATGTGAATTACCACGAAGATAACCAATAAATTCTTCTGTAGAAAGCATAGCTTCAATAGAATCTATACATTCTATACCTCCTTGATTGTAATGTTTAGGATTATTTACTACATCATTGTTAAGTAAGTCTCCTATTGTTTCATATTTCATCGTTTATCCAGTCCTCCTCTGGTAATTTAGTTTCACTAAACCAACGAAAGCCATTAGCTTCTGCCCATTCAGCATGTGTTCTTTTTGTTTTATCTTTTCTTACTTTAGCTCCCGGCATTGGGGCAAAAGGTTTTTGAAAAAAGAAAACTAATTCTATATGTTCTGGTAAAGCTTTCTTTATATGTATGTACTTACTGTACTCTGGAAAATCCCAGAACCTACCTTTAGCTTCAATTAAAATAATACTGCCATCATTAAACTTACGAACAAAATCTGGTTCATATTTATGTGCAATAACATAGTCTATGGTTTCCCAATGATGTCTCCAATCAGCAAACAATCTTTGATGTAAGTCATATTCCCAATGACTATCATAGCCTCTAGGTATTCCAGTTTCTTTTTTAGGTCTAGGCTTTCTAGGTTTTCTTCTAGGCATATTATATTATAGCAGAGTCATAGTTTTTTACAAGCTTCCAATATTCTAAAATATTGTTAAACATTTTTACATGTTTGTAATGTGATTCTTTATCCCAAATATGACAAGCAATAAGATTAGTATTCTTTCGGTCTACAAATATAGATACTCGGTCTACATCTTCATACTCACAACCTTGTGCATAAGCTGATAGTTGCATACCATGTTCATCATAAACTAATTTAGCAGGGTCTTTGCCTTCTAAGTTATCTTTAGTTTTAAAGTCTATAAAGATACCAGATTTAGAATATAAATCTATCTTACCACCATAGCCTGACTTTGCACAGAAAGAATCTTCTGCTATCCATTCTTCATTAGGAAATGTTTCATCTAAATAATCCTTAATAATTTTATAAGTTTTATTATCTGAGTCTCCTAAGAAACCACTCTCAATAAGAGCATGGATTTTAGTACCTTCTTCGGCAGCTTTTTTACCAATCTTTTTAGAATCTTCTTTACATCTGTAAGTAAAAGATTGTAAAGATTCATCTTCATATCTTTCTAATGTAAGTGCTGATTTTAAAGCTTGGTCAATCTTCCAATTTTCTAAAGATGGTTTAGCTATCATACCTATTATAGTAGTTACTGATGGTACGAAACCTTCTTTCTTAGCATCTCTAAGAGTAGTGTTTCTTTCTTTACCATTAGCACCTATAATAGTATATTTAGGTTCTCCGTCTTGGTCATACCAATGACCTGATTCAGAGGTAAACTTATTATAATTATCTTCAACTAATTTGTCAACCTTTTTTTTATTTTTCATGATGATTTACCCATCTTAATTTTCTTGTGTCAGGAATAAATAGTAAAAATTTTACACCTGCTTCTACTTGTTCCTTAGTTCTTGTTGATTTTGATTGCCAAATAGCATGTTTATTTTTTCTTTTTTTAATACCTGCTGTTTTAACATCGACTAATTGTATCATACCTTTAGGGTCTCTGACTATTAAATCAATAAACCCGTCACATCCACAATTTTTAAAGACTTCATATCCATTATCCCATAACCATGTTACAGCATAATGTTCTGCTAAATCTCCTTTTCTACTGGCTGATTGTTCTTTAATGAGTTTCATACCAACTTTCTCCTATTTTAAATTCACCGTTTAATGGACATCTCATTTTGAAATGTTCTCCTGCTTTAACTATAGCTTCTACTCCTAAAATACCTACTGCATCTGCTTGAGATTCTTTAACTTGTATCTGCCATTCATCATGTATGTTAGCTACAAACTTAGCATCTAAAGTATTTAATTTAATTAAATCATTTAGAATTTGCATAGCTTTCTTCATTACAATAGCACCTCCTCCTTGTAATAAAGTATTTAATGCAGCATGTTCGCTTCTAACATATATCTTTCTACCGTCTAAACCTTTTAAGTACCCTCGTCTTGCAGCTTGTTGTACTTTAGTCGTAAGATTTTTAAGTGCAGGTAAGTTAGTAAGGAAAGTTTTCTTTAGTTTAGAACCACCTTCTTTACTCTCACCTATAATACTACCTATCTTAGCATCACCTGCTCCATATACTAAAGCATAAATAAAAGTCTTAGCTTTATCTCTTGTATCTAGTCCTGCTAAGTTTTGATTAGTTGAGTGGATGTCACCATTAACTACTTCATGTATGTAATCTTTGTCACCCATGTAGTGTGCTAATACTCTTAGTTCAAGACCACTAGCATCAATACCAACTAACTTATAACCTTCAGGTACAATCCAACAAGAACGACACTCTTTACCATAAGGACTGTAAACAGCAGGTATCTGTGCCATGTTTGGACTGTAGTGAGCCATACGACCTGTTATAGTTCCATTAGGAATAACATGTCCATGTACTCTATCATCTTTAAGTTCTTTCATCCATGAAGTTATCTGTGCTATACGTTTTTGCAACAACAAAAACTCAGCAATAAGTTTAGCTTCATGTATATGTTCAATCTTTTTAAGTGTACCTTCATCAACAATAGGTTGTCCGGTAGGTGTGAATCTTTCTGGTTTCCATCCAAAGTCTGTTAAGTATTCACCAATTTGTTTACGACTACCAAGATTAAAATCTTGTAATTCTTTTCTCATAAAAGGTGTAGTGTTATTAGTATCTACTCGTTCAGCATACTCTACATTAGTTAATCCAGATTTAGAAAGCGTTCCATCTTTTTTAAGTTTAGGAATAACTTTCTTAACATCAACCCATTTAGGTTTGAATGTCCTATGAACTTCATCTTCTACTTCTACCATTCTATCTTTTAGTTTGGCTAGTAATAGTGTAGCTTCTTTTTCATTGAATAAGAATCCAGTTTTTTCTTGGTCATTAATTATCTTAGCAACAGTATGTTCTAAAGAAAGACATTCATCACTAAAACCTCGACCTTCATCTAATAATTTTTTGTATACAACTTCATTTAATTGTACATCTCTAGTACAATACTCTAGCATTTCAGGTGTATAACTATCAAAATCTTCTGGTTGTTCTTGTTTATGAAAGCCAACACGATAGCCCCAAGTTTTTAAACTGTGTCCGTTCTCACGAACAGGATTAAATAATCTTGACATAACTAAAGTATCTTCAATATCACCGGTATATTTAAAGTCCATTAATCTTTCTAAGACTGGAATATCATAACCAATTATGTTGTGTCCTATAAGCACATCAGCAGTTTGTAAAAACTCTTTGCCCTGTTCTAGTTGGTCAGGATCAAAGGTATGTGTAGTACCATCTAATTCTTTTGCAACTATACACCAGAGTTTAGTAGGTGTTAGTCCGTCTGCTTCTATATCAAAAATAAGTTTCTTCATTATCAAATGTCTCCGAGTCTGTGGTTTCATATAGTCTACCACTGTTATTATCATATTGCAAAGTACATGCAAGTCCTGTGTCTCCAGTATATCTTGACTTAAGTACTCTTACTTTAGTACGACTAGCCTCTTCTGGGTCTTTAGCTTGTTGGTTTCTCTCAAGAGCAATCACACAATCAGATAACTGTGAGATACCTTGTGAGCCTTTTAAGTGTGAGAGTGATACCTCAATACCTTGCTCATGTCCTTTCTCTCCTGCAGCTCTTCTTAAGTGTGATACTAATATCATACCAACATTAGTTTCTTCAACTAAACTACGAAGTTTATTCATAAGTGTATCAATACCTCTACGTTCATCACCTTCTGATAAGATGTTGACAAGCATGTGTAAGTGGTCAAGCACTACCCATTTACATTGACAACCAATAATCATGTAACGAAGCTTAGAAAATATCTCATCAATATC